AAATAGACAAAAACAATCATTAAAATATTATACGCATATTTTAATGAAGGTACATAACCTGACGATTGATAGTAGTCATCGCGAGCCCGTAACGAATCTAAATGACTACGTCGTCAGTCTTGAGAGTCCAATTTATGACATTTCGCAAATTAAATTAGTATCTGCGCGTATTCCCACGCCACAATTACTGGTATGTGAAAGTAATCGTAGCTTTAAATTTAGAGCGACCAATCAGGCTGGTAACACACAAGAGTTTGGCGTGTCGCTATCTGTAGGGAACTATACAGGAAGTAGTTTTGCGGCGTTATTCCAAAGTGTTGGGGGTTATAATTTTAACATATCTTACGATGCTACCAATAATAAGTTTCAGATGGGTCAGCCCACAGACCCCAATGGCCAAAACCTACAACTTCTTAGATTTATGTTTAAAACCGGACAAAATGGATACGATGATTCAAGTTCAGAGCGTACGACACCACATCAAATTTTTGGACTACCCGCACAGGATTTACAAATGATAGGCGGTGATTTTGGTGCAGCAAACTTAGATGGACCAAATTCCCTGGTAATGCGTATATCTTCTGGATCAGAACAGTTAAATCAGACTCTTCCTACATCGGGTCAAACGCCTTATTATACGGGACATATTCTTCTACCCGGTGCTAAACCATTCGTTAATGTTAATGGGGGCGACGATAAGGTTACACATGACTTTCACTCTGGTACTCTTAAATGTGTAAGAGATTTACGAATTCAGTTTTTTTACATGAGTCATGGCCGTCTCATTCCTTATGATTTCAGAAATCAAGACCATGTGTTGAAATTTGAAATTACTTGTTCTACGGATAAATTGGAAAATCTTCCAAAAGTGTCTCACGATGTCGTTAAGAGGGTATTGCCGCCACCTGTAAGCATCCCCGAGTTTGAGAATCCTTATAAATGGAATCAAATTCTACCTATAGTAGCAGTTTCATTTATTGGTATATTGTTCCTTGTTTTAACGAAGCGTAAACCGAAACTTAGCGAGTAATCGCGAAGACTGGTTGCGCTGGCTTGCTGACGCGGGTGGAGATTCTGGAAATCACCATATAGACCGCAATGGACAACAAGGTGGTAAGGATAGCGGTGAGGGTGTACTGGGTACCCCCGTTCTTTGGCACTCGGATGAGTTGTTGAATGACCCAGCGAACGAGGTCATTCCAGCTAAGAGCCGCAGCAAAAGAGAAACCCGCGACAATCGCATTGAGGGATTGCGTTTCAAGTTCTTGAGTCACGAGGTTGACGGTGTCAATCGCGGTGTCCATGGTGAGTAGTTTAATTTACCCTGAGAAAATTATTCAGGTAAAAGTTCTTCTTGGTGGATACGTTTGAACTTTTTTTTGACAAATGTTTTTGTCTTCGCCTTTGAAAAAATTTGTTCATCATCGGAAGAATCTCCATCTGTGCTTGAATCTGTGTCTCCTGTAGCCTTGAATGACTTGTATTCAGAAATAGTCCAACCCTCAGGCACCGATGTACTCATTACTATTAATAGCATTTTTTAACATCTCTTCTACCGGACTTTGAGGTGCCCATTGCTCCCAGCGGTCGTAGGATTCATTAATTTGAACAAAGGTTGCGTCATTACCCGCATAGCGTTTAAAAGGTGGGCAATCTTCTGGGGGAACTTCTTCAATATCATCCTCGTCTGAGGACTCTTCGTCATAAATTTCCGGGTAGAGAGACCCTATATTTTGACCAACTGTATGCATCGCGCAATATTTTATTGCATATTCTATATCTTCTGAAAGTATAGTGTTACGTCCACAAGCTTTAGAATATTCAGCTGCAAGTACCATACTCCTTTCAAGGACTGGGACAAGTATTCCCATAAGAGTTTGTTGCTGGGACTCTTCATAGGCTCCCGAAGATTCACCGAAACCGGTTTTCATCAACATCTTTTTATTATTAAGAATTAAAAATTATCTCTGTAATTCCCCCGTGTACACGAAGAACGTTGTAACTGAGTGCGTATACTCTCAATTGTCTTGCAGAACTCACACACGGTGTCAAACTTAGGTTGAGAATTTGTTCTTTCACAATACTCATATTCACCTGACCCGTAGGGTACCACCTCTCTGGCTCACACGCGAAACTATACGAATAAAAGCGGCGAAAGAGTTGTGTCTTTGAGTGATGAATGGCGCCCTGTACTGCTTTTAATATAACAGGATTTCCCGTTTCTTCTGTAATTATAGATTCGCCGTCAAATGACAGATCCAAATAATTTAAATTTTCATACAGAATTAATTTATTATTGGACGTTGCAAGTGTGTTGTCATAATCAAATGGTGTTACACCCTGTCTCTGAATCACAAAATAGAGTTCCTTTACGGGGTTTGTAAAACTCAACTTAAACTTACCAGAATTTACATTTTGTCCAATATCAAATGTATTTTGTTGTATCTGTGTGATTGTATAGTCTCGTTTTTTTGTTTTTAATTTAACTCTCTCGCAAATATCAACAAATACAATCTCCGTATATAATTGAAAATCTACAATTTTTGGGACATGATTGAGCGTTATATAGTTTCCGGTGGTGACATCAATAATAACTTGTGCGTGGTCTCTCAATTTTATTTCAACTTCAACTTCCTGCTTCGTAATTGCACAAAGTGGTATAGCAAGTTCTGGGTTATTATAGAAGTAGAAGGGTAAATCAACGAAATATTCCTCTTCTGTTGTGGAATTACCCAAAAATCCAATGATAGACGGATTGGCCACTGCAACTGCTGATGTGCGGAGTGAATACTTACCAATTAATTTTTCAAGAGCCTTTTGTTTTGTTTGTGTAACATTATGTTCTGAGTATATCTGCAAGTAATCACTTGGAATTCTCTGTACAACTTCACCACCTATGATAATATCTGCATATTCAATAAGTGCGTGTCCTATAGACTCTATGTACCCCGCATTACCATAATTGAGTGCTGGCAACTTCATCTTTACACTTAGGGTTTTCAATAGGTCACCCTGATTTTGGGGAATGACAAACTTTACCTTCTTTCCAAAATCCGCTTCATTTTCTGGCTCCAAATAAACATGTTCCACTGAATAATTTGAATGCTTCTTGAAACTCTGGATAAAATGGGTGTAATCTGGATCTATGGTAAAAAACTTGTCGTGTGACCCAGATGTTTCGAGCTGAACACGTCCAGCCATTACTAATATAAGAATCTAAAATTTTAACCCAGCTAATCCACTTTGAAAACGAATTACATTGTAGTTCACCGCATATATATGTACCTCATTCTCGTAGCTTGATAAACGTGGATCTATCTCGATATTAAAAATTTTATGGACTATACGACTCATATTCACCTGTCCGGTTGGATAATGTGCCTCCGGTTTGAGGGAGAAACTATACATTCCAAAATCAGATTTAAGTTGTGTCATACCATATATGGGTGCCAATGTATTTAGAACTAAGGGGGAATTTACATGATGTCGGAGTGCTTGTTCGTAAACCAAGAACTTTGTAGAATCACTGAAAACAATTTCGTTGTTAAATCGTAATTCGGCATGTTTTATGGTTGTATATTCATTTGGTGCATTACCCGTTTCGGAAAATGCTTTTGGGGTGCAACTGAATAAAAGCTCTTTCACGGGGTGTTTGAAATTAAGAAGTACCGAACGTTTTGTTTCCCCGGGTTTCATTAAGAATTGAGACATTTGAAGTTGGGTGATTACATATTCCATGGGTCTGGACATTATAAAGTTCTTTTCGTCATTTTGAACAAATGCAAATTCTGCGTCAAGTGAAAATTTCTTAATACTTGCAGTTGTATTCGCTGCGGCCCCACCATATACAAGTTCTGATAGGGGTTTCGTCTTTATTCTAACTTCAACTTCCTGTTTTGTAAGTGCACACGTCGGTATGGCCAGGCTTGGATGTCTATAGAAATAAAAGGGAAGATCTAAATAATATGTGTAATCGCCTGTATAGGTGAGGAAATTCCCGTGACCATTCAAAAAATAGAGTGTTTGTGTGGTATCGTCGTTCGTATTGTGTAGTTGTTGATGCATATAGATGTATTCACCCGTAATTTTTTGGACGGTTTGACCACCTATTATGAGCTCTGCATATTCAATGAGATGGGAAGCAATAGACGGTGCCCAGAAGTAATCATTCGTACCGGGTGTATCCGGCACGGGGTCACTGAGTGTAATTTTCAAATTCATATTTTTTATGAAATCGCCTTTGTCGCTCGGAACACGACATGTCAATATACTACCAAAATCAAAATCACCACTGAACTGATTTTCAAAATAATCAATGGCAAATTTTGTATGCCTTTTGAAATTCATCAGGAAATATGAAAATTGTGGATCTCCTGTAAGCCAACGATCTTGGGCTCCGGTGGCGGCAAGTCTCAAACGACCCGACATTCCTACAATATGTGAGTAAAATTTTACGAATTAAAACGGAACACTATTGTAGAATGAATCTTCAGCTGAAGAAGTTCAAACCCGAGACTATGAGTGACGATAGGGTCTGTGTGTTCATAGGTAAGAGAAACACGGGAAAATCAACTCTGGTAAAAGATATTATGTTTCATAAAAAGCATATACCAGCCGGGATAGTTCTATCTGGTACAGAGGAAGGTAATCATTTTTATGGTGAGTTCATTCCAGACCTCTTTGTCTACGGTGATTATGACAGGGATGCGATCGAGCGGGTTATATCCAGGCAGAGAAAATTGGTTGGTACAAAGGGGAAATCTCAAAATAATAGTGCTTTTATGCTTCTTGATGATTGTATGTATGATTCAAAATTTCTCAAAGACACATGTATTCGTCAATGTTTTATGAATGGTAGGCATTATAACATATTTTTCATGTTAACTATGCAATATGTGATGGACCTCCCACCAGCCCTGCGTGCCAATGTGGATTACGTGTTTATTCTTAGAGAGAACATCATACAAAACAGAGAAAAACTCTATAAAGCATTTTTTGGAATTTTTCCATCGTATGATATGTTTTCTAAAGTGATGGACGCATGCACGGAAAACTATGAATGTCTCGTACTTGATAACACTGTAAAGTCTAATAGAATACAGGATTGTGTATTTTGGTATAAAGCTACTGTCAGGAGGGGATTTAGGGTTGGAAGTCCAAATCTCTGGCAACTTCACAAGAAAATGTACAATCCAAAATATTTGGATCAGAAGGAGGACGATGCCAAAAAGGCAACTAAGAAGACAAGACTCAAGATCACAAAGACAAGATAAGATGCGTCACTTAACATTCTCAAAAACATATGATTATAACAAATGTCTACGGATATAAATACCTTGAATTTGTCAGATAATGGGGAAGGAATGATTCCAATTACAGATAACAAATCCACGTCATTTGTAAATAACGAAGCGTCATTACAACAGGAAAAAAATGTGAGTCAAAGTAAACAGACAATGGACTCCACGCCAATCAACGATATAATGATGGAACCTCCAATGATGACAGATGAACCCAGAATGCAAGGTGTGATGCCACAAATGACTGCCCCACAGCCCCAGGGTGCTTTTGCTCCAGCGGTTCAACAACAAGCCAGCAAGGAGCCGGAAAGTAAAAACCCTCTCAATCTCACCGATGATCAAATCATTGCTTTGGTGGCGGGCCTCGCGGCCTCGCTTGCGGTGTCTAAGCCAGTTCAAGACAAGCTTGTCACTTCCGTTCCAAAGTTCCTTAATGAACAGGGGAACCGAAGCATGGTTGGCTTGGCTTCAACCGGTTTGGTTGCGGCGATTGTTTTCCACATCGTCAAGACTTACATTGTCAAGCCCTGATTAGATTCCCAACCCATATTTGAATAGATTGAATTATCAATACCTGAATAATAGGTAATCAGAGCTCCCGACACAAATGCTGTCACGAGCAAGGCACTCAATTTAAGTGTCTTGCTTCTGTCACTACCGTATTCCTCTACGGCATCCTTTGTATCACTCAATAAGAGATTCATGAGAAACGTCACAATGAATGCAATCACTGTAGTTGAAATCATAAAAACTCTGTCAACTGCGAGTCTTGGTACGTTACCTATAATGTATCTCAGGACATTTGGAATAATAACTGTCATCGCTGTGAGATTTATATAATAATTAGTACTCAAATGTGGTATCATTGTAATGCCATATATCAAGAGGTAAGACAATATCACCGCGATCACTGTAGTAAGAGGAGTCTTCATTTGAAGTAAAGTAAGAATATTATTTATCCTGAATGTGTTGACCACAAAACTCAACTCTTTCCGGAATTATTTTGTAAATTCCCAATTTTACACAAATATCGCGAAGTTCAATGTAGTTATCCCAAAATTTTTTAGAGTGCGAATACTCTTCGACAGATGAATGAGTGAGTTCATGGATAAGAACGTGAAAAATTTCATTCGCAGTTCCGTCAAGGCAGAGTGCAATCTCTTGTCCCTTATTAGTGTTGTAACCAACTGTATCATTCATTCGCAAGTATCCAGAAATTGGAACCTGTCGCTTTAATTTGTGAAATTTTTCATTATTTGTGTCAATCAGGTGTTTTCTGAGAATTCTATATTTTTCCTTAACTTCGGTAAGGGCCTGGGGTTCCCTGACACGAGATAGTATAACTAGGTTGACGATCAAAAGTATAATGAACGCTATCATCTTTTATATACAAAGATAAATTTACTATACAAGTTCGAAATCGGGTTACCTTCGAGGCCTTCCCAGAGTTCTAAACTAAGGCCCAATTCCTCGAGGTGTGTTATCAGAAGATCTTTGTATGCGATGGGTTCCGATTTTGCTCCATCTGCATAGAATGGGGTATCAACGAGATTTACAAACAACTTTTCACCATACGACCCCGCACACTTATTTTTAGTGATGAAAAAGTTACCCATATCATCATTATAGGGTGTTTTAAACATGATCCTTTCCGAATCCGGGATTATACCCACGAGTTTCCCACGGGGCTTTAATCGTTTTCGTATCTCTCGTATGGAACTGAAAAACTTGTCCCTGGATTCGAATATATAGTGTAATGAAAAGTTGTAACACACAATGTCGTATTTTCTATTTGGACAATTATGAATATCACCCTCATAGAAGTTTACCCGCATTCGCATGTTTTTAGCTCGGCTCTTAGCCTCTACAAGAGCTGTGGGTTCTGGATCACACATACTCATGTTTGCGCCACACCTGTGCCACTTCTGAAGATCCCCACCAAAACCACACCCAACGTCAAGAATTTGATCACCCTCCCTGGTTACGTGGTGTATGAGTTCCCTCTTAGCGTCATTGTGATTTCGCCGGATCTCTTCCATAGTTTCTATGGGATCCTTATGTTTATATCTGCTTTATTAATTTCACAATTAAACTTCCAATCAAATATATGATAATTTACGTATCCACTTCCTTTTAAAAATTTGTGTTTTTTCAACAATTCTTCGCTGTGTACAACATCTAAGGTATTAAAAACGTCAAAACCTTCATTTTGTGCGATTAAGAATGCATCATTGAAATTATCACCTGTCATGTAGAATAAATAAGCCTGATTAACTGTATCTGTACTGTTCACCTTATCGTATGGGATACTGTAAAATGAAAAGAAATCGTCTGTTTCCTCATTTAAGTATGAGTATACCACGTTATCCCGGGGTAAAAGCCAGTGTTTAACCCAGGCTTCATTAACGACGGGTGCGATTTTAAAATCTTTAAAATATTCTTTTAGTATTTGAGTTACTTTCGGAACATCTCTTGATGTCATCTTTCTAAAATATGACCTGCCACGTATTTCAAACATTTTTGTTTTGGGGCGGTCAGTTTCATAAAAACCGCATTTAGACAGTTTGTTTATATTAATTAGTCTATGCCAATACGAAGATTTCAAAATAGAACCCGGTATTGAATTATGTATAGTAGCGATTGATTGATTTCTATTCTTACTTTCAGAAATACGCTTTGCTTCTGTGCTAAGATACCAAACAAGTTTACCCTTTCTATAGTCTTTATGAACACACAGGAAATTTCCCTGTACCGCTCTCACTTCCTTATCATTTAACTTCATAGTAAATGGTGTTATAGACATAAGAGCTATTAACTTCTGTGTACGTTTGTCATTTATGCATATATTTTGATGTCCGGGTACCTCTATCGCCCATTTTAAACTTTCTAATGTATACCTTAATTTAAAATCGTCATCTGAAACATAGTTTTCTTTTAAGAATTCATGAATTGTATCAAGTGAATGCGATGACCACTCAAAATCTTCGGGTAATTTTTGTTGTTCAGTGTTCTTGACGCGCTGTGTGCTTAAACCGGTTGCCCAAGGTTGATTGTCCCAAAATTCGTGC